TCTACGTTCCTGACGAGAATGGAATTCTGTGTCCATACCAGTAAATTGTCATAATTATACTTATTTACTATGCCCTTTAGCAATTTATAGGCACTTTCAAGAATGTCACCAGGTACTGCCTGTTTACGGGGAACGAGGTTGATTCTAGTTGTAGCCTCTTTGATAATTTCTCTGACTGAAGCCATAATAACTCCTGATTTAATGTTTACTAATAATTAGTTAATATGCCACAGGCTTCCGAATTTCTCTTGTCATATTCTTCCCTTGTCATGAACTTGCTGAAATAACGCTCGAACATGGTATCAGTATCGCAAATTGAGGGTCTATGGGCATATATAGTACAAAGGCCGGTCTCCTCGTCGAAGAACCGGCATATTGTTGAATTCTCTCTTGCTAATTCTGGAATTACGTGCCTGCAGCAATTATGGTGCGTGCACTTTGAGCAGTCAATCATTTAGTTATACCTGTTGAAATATACTAAATATTTGTTGGCGATATCTGTTGCTTTCTTAGCTGAATACTCAGGGAATTGCTCTGCATGGTTCATGGCATATACGGCCAATGCCACGGCGTCACAAAGGTCCGGCGAATGTCCAAGAATCTTCTTGACGTCATCCTTGGGTACAAGTTGGCCCTGTCCCCTGTTATTAATGAATAAAGCCTGTGCCAGCATTTCTTCCTTGACTATATCGTTAACCCAGAAGCCCTGCTTGATTGCCTTGGCTAATTCTAGGTATATTTCAGTTCTGGCATTTGGATATTTCTCGAAATCTATAGCCTTCTGTGCGAAATTGATACTAGAAACAGCCAGATTCTTATCTTTGGACAGGTCATATACTCCTTGTCCGTAGCCCCCTGTATTGTCGATGTTGCCGTATTTAACCTTATATTTGTCATACAGCATCGATACGATACCGACCTTCTGTTGCGTACTTGCTTCGACTTTCTCTATATAGTCAACCATTCCGAATTTATCTATAACTGCATACATGTCAGAGTCAGCACCGACACCTGAAGCATCCATACCGAACCAGAATTCTTTACCGTTATCTCTCTTCTCGGTCGGGAATTCATGCCTGAATATAATCTGAGAAGCTACGTCAGTATCAAATATTTCACCTAGGCACTGTTGTCTAAAGAGGTTAGAACCAATACCGTAACGGTCTTCGAGTTCTTTCTTGAATTCTTCGGAAGTGAAAGGATTATCCCTATATGTGGCGTGTATAACGCTGTCTTCATGTTCCTTGACTATCTTGCTGAACCAGTTCTGAACTTTATCCAATGTAGAAGGTGAAGAAATAAGCCTAGTCATGGAAGGATATTTGGATCCTCTCATACGGTCCTTGGCATAGTTATAGATTTCTTCACAGCAGTATGCGGCTTCGTCTATAGCCAATAATGCGATTTCAGTCAAACCTAATACAGAAGAAGGATTCTCAGAAGTATAACCGAATAACACAGAACCGTTATCGAAATAAATTTCCTGAGAAGAACCGTTGTATTTGACCTTTACGCCAATTACAGTTGCGAAGTTAATAATTTCCCTAATCAATACCTTCTTCAATGCCGAGTGCGTCTGTGCAATCATGATACCGCGAATGCCTGGTTTCTGTAGACATTGCAATACGAGCCATGTCGCTAATATACGTGTCTTTCCGGCTGAAATTGCCGTACAAGCAATAACAAGAGGATCGTCGAACCTCTTGATAAATTCCTGTTGCCATTTCGATAATTCTAAATTCATTATTCCTTAACGGTAAACGTAATATTGAACGGGCTATTGTTGTTATTGTCGGGTACAGATTCAGCCTTTATCTCTGTTACTTTCTTATCCTTAGCCCAATGATTCTTGTCACGTCTTTCGAGAATATTCAGAAACCTGTCAGCCATCTTGTGGTTAGGTTCTTCCATTACCATGCGTGTGAGCATATTACGTAACAGCAGTAACTTTCCTTCGTAGAAATCTGTGGAAATACTGTCGATTATTACGCCAACAGGCGCCAAATGAAATACAAGCTTCTGAAATTCTTCTTTAGTCTCAGTAGACAGAAGGCCATAGGTTAACTCTACGTTAATCTTCGGTACCTTCAAATTACCGATGTTCTCTTCAAACGTAACGTGTTTGAAATTCTGTTCTAGCCATTCACTAAGCTTCATACATCACGTCCATGTTCTAGGCATTTAAGCTGCGATACGAGCTTTAAATACTTGTTATTGGTTTCAAGTTCTCTTAGAATACAGGCCAAGAGTAAAGGAATGTCTTTAATATCATCCCTCATCGGTTCCTGTGCACTGTTAATTTCTTGTTTGATTTGCTTCTTTGTAGCCATTATAATCTCCTTATGCCAGCTAAGGGAGTCGGACCCCTGATGTTAACCTATTGAAGGACGTGATCTACAGTCACGCGCAATCGCCACTCTGCCAAACTGGCGTAGTACACCTGAAGGTAATCGAAACCCTATCTTAGCGTTCGTAGCACTATGCTCTTCCTGTTAAGCTACAGGTGTCTGTAATGGACCGTAAGGTATTCGAAACCTTCCTACTGGAATGCAAATCCAGCGTGCTACCAAACTATCACTAACAGCCCTTAAGTGGAGAAGGTTGGATTCGAACCAACGAGAGGTTTAAGCCTCCTAGGAATCAACTTTGTCATTTGACGGTTAATAAGCCACGCTTACTTCCCCACGATACTTTAATAATTAGGTGTTTAACTTCTCCATATCTTCAAGGATAGGTTTCAGCCTTTCCCAGCGTTCTCTCCACTGCTTAGGCTTTGACTTTGAGAAGAACCAATGTATAACCTTATGCGTAATCTGATTTACAAATACGAAATTGTCTTCATTGCTAAGGTCTTCATAATGACTTTCATCTAGGTCCTTATGATGAAGATTGGCCATTCTCGTGAGCTTCTGACCGGTAACTGGATCTTTCTTATCCTGTTTGTCCCTCATCATGTCACGGAAGTCTTTCCATTTCTTAGTGGCCCTAAATTTATTCTTCTCCTTCTGATGACTCTGCCTCATAGGATTCCTCTCATGTGTAAATAATTTCTTTCCTTTACGAATTCTCTATGAGGATAATCACATGTCGTATCTTTGAGTTCCGCATCGTCATAACCGTCAACGAAGAATCTTCTGAAGCTGTAACCTTGCTGTCTGTCTTCACAAATTGCATTAATCTTCTTTCCTCTCTTTAGGTTATATTTCTGCATTACCCAATATAGGCCATGGTCATCCAATGGTATATTCTCCATGAAATCGTCGTCAATATGCTTAACGAATGCTTCTATAGCTTTACGTCCGTACACTTGATATTGACCTTTGGTTACATCATCATATTGAGAACATAACCAGTCGTTACCTTCCATATTCTTCTCGATTTCTTCCAAATAAGTAGGTGGATAATTCACATCGTCGTCCAACGTGATTATGATACAGTCTTCGTTTACATGACGATGAGCAGTCGGCATAATCTTATCCCAGACATGCTGATCCTTCTCCTTCCAGTAAATCTTTACTGGCATTGCTTTCAAGAAATCTGGAATATCGGACATCCCATGAGGGAACTGTTCGTAGCTAAGGTTAATCTCAATTGAATCTGGCTTTCTAGTCTGGTTAATAATCGAATCCAAAGTCGGCTTGCAGCTTCCGATTCTCTTTGACCATGTAGTAAGACTAACAATTACTTGCATTGTATACCTCAATTATCTTATGAACTAAAGCTCGTATATCAGAATCTTCAGACTGAAACGGCGAGTCACTAAAGTTGTCAGCATAGCACATCCAATGATAAATTGCTTCTAATTCTTTCCTAGTTAACTCTAATATATATTTCTGTGTTGCTTTCGTTTCCATTATTTGCCTCCCTTCATATAATCCGGACAGTAACCAGCTACAGGTCCCCCAACATATTCGTTATTGTGTGGTTTGCAAACTGAGACGTAATCTGGAACTTCCTTCCAGTCAAATGGCTTTGTTGTTACGTCTGGGTACATAGTTGCATAGAATGCTTCACTGTCGTATATATTGTTATATCTCTTGATAATCTCGATGTCTGCCTGCATGGCTTTCAACGTCTGTTTGATTTCCATTATATCTGCTTGTATATCAGTCATATTCTACTCCTTATTTGCCTTGCATTAACTTTATAACTACTATTGCCCATAATGCAACCATAATCCAGCTTAATGCAGTAGTTATATTATCTAAATGTGTTGATAAGTTATTTATTGTTTCTACTATCAAATTTAATTCATTACTGGTCATTATCTACCTCTGTAATATAAATCCATTAATTTATGTATTGCTATATCCGTATCGTCTTTCCTAAGGTATTCATCAAGGTACGTGCACTCGTAATCTACGAAGCTTATACATTCGTCATTGCGCCATAGGCCATACCTATATATGAACTCCATTGTCATGACGTTAGATAACTTTGTCCTCGTAATGTCAAGGGTGTCTCCGTTAAGGCTGAGCATGTGTATTACATTTACTGCCTGTCCCATGCCGTTAACGGTTCTTATATATGAATCCAATCCTCTCATTCTCGATCCCATGCTGGATTGTATTCAATTTCCTTTCCATTAACTGTGTCGTCATATTGACGTAGCCATATATCGAATACGGCGTCTTCCATTTCCCTGTTATACCTCTTGATTCTTTCCATCTGTTCGTTCGTGTACATATTCCCTCGTGTTACTTAGTTATTACTTAGTGATTACTTAGTCAATTCCTTTAACTGCATATATTATTACTCAGTTACATTGTCTTTATATTTATTCCATATAACTATTACTTCTCGGCAGTCATGAAATAATTCTGAATTTCCACATTCCTGTAACCATTTGACTTGGCTGTTGCCGTTGGCCTTATATTCTTCGCATAACTGATGCAGTCTTGCTTCGTCGGCATTTATGTCATCTGATTCAAATGTATCAATTATATTTAGTGCTTGGTTACGTACTTCCTGTTTAAGTTCTTCTATACGTTTATCTATATTAGTAGTAATTCCAATCTTTAACTTGTTGTTTGCACACTTTGCTAAATATACGATACCTTTAGTCTTATTATAATAATATTTCTTGAGCATGTCGTTAGTATCTACAATGCCTCTTGCTATATCACTGCAATGGCCAATAAACTGGTCATCAGTTATATCCAGAAATATCTTCATTCCACCGCCTTTAGTCCATGCCTTAAATACCATATTTATTGACAGTTGCAACTTCTTGCAATCTTCAGCATTCTTGCACTGTATACTGCCAATTTCTTCAAGTTCTTCCTTACAGTATTTAAGCTGCATCCTAGTTCTATAGTCTTTACAGTATTTCGTATCTGCTGAGCAGATTGTCCAGAAATACGGTTTATTCATAAATTTCATTATAGGACTGGTGTATTGCTTGTTTCTATAGATATATAATGTATTGTAATTTGTCATTGTAAACCTTTATATACAAATATAGTTAATTATTTCTTATATTATATATATTACAGAAATTATCTGGAATTTGTAATGGTCCGCACTGGTCCGCACTGGTCCGCACTGGTCCGCAAATTAAGTGTGGACCAGGACATACAGTATACTGTATATAACAGTCAAATAATAATAATTACATACGATATACAGACCGGTCCGCACGGTCCGCACTTATTTCTATAGTTACGCGTAGAGAGTATAATTTAATAAATACTAATTATTATATCAGAATTATGTAAAGAACAGTTTACAAATTTAACGAACTTTACTATATTTGAAACATAAATAATATAGGTTACGAAGGAAGTTCCTGTAAATAATTCAGAGCTCGTTGAGCCTAAGCAAAGACTAGAAGTAACAGATATTCGCGGATAACTATCGCGTCTCACCGAATCGACATATTAAAGAGAGCGGAAACTATATGCCCAATGGCGGCCTAGGGAATACATTTCTAAAGTAACTGAAATAATCTCGCGTTCAGTAAGCATATAGCAGGCTATAGGAGAGGTAACCTATAGTAAGCGTAGACGACAAGTCCGTAACTCCAAACCCATGGCTGGACGTAACTCTGCTTAACTGTACCATCGATTGTCAACGTAGCGGTTGACATATAAGGCGCCTAGGTTGTTATTGATGCAGCTGGTTCACGCAGTCCGAAACCATAAGCAATAACGTAATTCCACGAGATCTTTAAGATTTCGAGCTCAATAGCCGAGATCTATCCTGAACATGAGTATAAATTACGAGATGTTTCGGAGTGAGTGCAACGAAACGAACGACGAAACACGTAACTATGAACATGACCATTGCTTGTCACTGTCATGTGAAAGTCAGGCTTGACGAATACAATGGGTTACTATACACTTTAAATAACAGTCAAAGACAGGCTATGACCACCTTTCTTTAGCTCCTTACGGAGCGTCCTTCGGACGGTAGTCCTTTCTTTGAACTATGTGTATATAGCGTGTCGAAGTCAGATATATTCAGATTTAAATTTAACGGTTTACAACAGTCAAATAAATTACTATATTATAATCGTTAAAGGAAATGAATATGAAGATTATTAACAGAACAGTCAAAGACATTAAGAAACTCGATTCCATCTACAATAAGCTCATGAGTAACCAGAGATTGTGGAATCGCTACAATAACGTTGCAATTGAATCATCAGTCAATCCTCCCATGTTGGAGATAACCGATTACAAGGCTGGTCATATTATAAGATACACCTTGAGATGAGTTTAAAGGTATGTACGGTTGTTTCATAGTTCCTTTGTTCTACTTCATTTCCATTACCGTACATACCTCAAAGTTTAGGTCGTATTGAGCGTTTAAACTTAACATTCTATACATTCATAATTTCACCGCGTTCAGTACGACCTTCAAAGTTTAGCCACAAATCAAACATTACTTATTTCTTTACCAATCTATAACGTGGCTAATTAATTTATTCCGTTCCATAATCCTCAACTAGAAATACCCTGGCGATGAACCAGGGTATTCTTATTTATGGTTGACTGTGAAGAAATTTACCTTAATAAAGGGTTGATATATGTTGTATAAATACCTATATTATGCACATAAACAATTCAACAATGAGGAATAAATATGGCAAAGCGCAAACACTCCTGGCTTGACAACTATAACTTCAGTGACCGTAAGGTTGACATTGACGTTGTTATCAATGGTAAGACACGTAAGATTATCAACGTGCATATGCTCGATAATAAACCCAGAAGTTTCGAACTGTATGAACAGAAAGGCATGACTGAAATGGTATTATCGTTTAATGACGGCTATGCTGAATGTATGGAAGCATATAACAAGTTTATCGGTTAAGGAGATGCATAATGAATAATAACCTTAAGAAGATCTTTAAGCATTACGAAGAATTTGGACATAAACATTCTAGCTGTGATGTATTGACCCGTTTATTGAATAAACTTACCACAACTAGTTATGTAAAGACTGTTGGCGAACCTTTCATGATTATGAACGTTTATTTCCATAATGATGGTTGTGGTGGGCAATTTGATATTTGTTCAATTAATACTGGTAAGACATTATACAATGTATATGTCAACATTGACAGACTTGATGTAACAGAAATGTAATTTCTCATCATAGTACAGGGGTGACTGAGGAAATCTTTCTCTCACCTTTGGGTTTCCAAAGTCACCTCTTATTACTATATTATGCACATAACGATTAACAAATGAGGTAATAAATGAATAAACTGCTTGAAGCAATCGAGACCATGAACACCAAGATTATGAATTTCCTGTATGAACATACGGAACCTGAAGAGATGGTTGATGACATCAAGGATAGCAAGCTACGCGATATCTGCAAGGAAATCGTAAAGTGGTATGGTGAAATGGGAGATTACTGGTGCGACAATCCTGTACGTATCGCAGACAACTATGCATGGGGAAACAAGCTCCTCGCAAAGTGCAACGGTTATAAGGAGGCTGTATAGTGAACGATTTGAAAGAATACTATTTAAGATCAGTCGAACGTTTCAATATTGAACGTAAAGATGGAAAGATCGCAGTTACAGATACCGTAAAGAAAGAGACTATCGTATTTGACGACAATCTCGAAGGTAAACTGGCAACTATTAGGTATGTCAGAGATAATTCTAATTAAGGAGAACGAATAATGACACTTAGTGAATTCTTGTATGAAGTATATGAACAAATGGATATAGCAGCGTCTGAAGGAAATGCACTATTACATCATGATCTGTATACACTTTCTGAAAGGATAAAGAAACAACTAGGAATAGAAACTCCTAGTTGTAGTCAATATGAACCTCATGAAGCAGATTTATTCTTCAATTCCTAACATTATCCTATAGAAGTCTTCTATAGATTTATATTTAGGATTATTTCTAGTTTCCATTCTGCCAGTAGATACTGGTTTATTTACTGATGCACGATAATTATAACCTAATTTGTTTCCAACAAGATTAGTAATTTGAGGCTTTGCAACTACATCATATGTCTGAGTTCTTCTGCCATTTACTGTAATGGGCTGCATCTTTCTAGGATCATATCCTGGAAATTGTCTTGTTAACTGTCTAATTTCATTATTAGATAGTTGGTCATAATTACTATTATGTCTTATCGCGTTATCATCTAAATAATGTTCATTCCATAACAAATTACCTTGATCACCTTTAAGGTTAAATCTATTGCCACTGATTGTTCTAAAGCTTTCAGGGGCATTTATATTATTACCAATTCTTGTACCTGCTGCTAATGTAGCATCATATAATTGTTGTTCTCCAGGTAATACATTCGAACGCGGAAATACAGCTTCTGGTTCAGTATGATTCTTATAATTAGGTAATCTATCGTATGTGATATCTTCAGCAATTGCAGCTAAAGCATTCTCTTTAAATTTACGTCCGTCGGCTGCAGATATTTCACCTTTAGCTACACCAGCATCTATAGCTTTGTTGAATTTCTCAAGTTCAGCGGCAGTTTGCGGTTTAACAACATAACCTTTCTTTGAATTTCTCAGAAATACAGGTAAAGCAAATGCATTCATTGCAGCTTCCTTACCTGCAGTATTCCAATCAATATCTTCACCTTTGATAGCCGGTTTAATAAGATTAGCATAGAGAGGAACTAAATCTTCTGCAGCTAAATCTAAAGTCTCACTAATAGGTCCTTCCGGATTGTCATACATATTCTTTAATGCACGGCCACCAGGAATTAATCCCATAGCCATTGCTATTAATTCTTCTCTTGATGGTAAGTTTACACTTATCCATGGTTTATTTGGATCATACGGTTCCATGTTTAACTCTGTCCTTTAATTCTGAATATTTACCGTCATTCCACCTGGAAACGTCACCGACTAAATATCCGGTTATTCTTCTTAATCTCTGAAATCCTACACCTTCACCGTATTGTTCGTTATTCGTGTTTCTTGACACATCTGGACTCGTTTCTGTCTTGTCCTTTATATCTACGTTACAGCGTCTTAACATCTCGTTATAACTCGATTCTAAGCATTCTGTAAGGTATTTACACTTGTCATTACATTCGTCACAGCTGTTCATTTCTTCTTACCCCATGTGCCGTCTTCGGAATCGAACCATATCGATCCTAACAGTAGCACGAGAGTAATAAATAGCACGGTAGTCAGCCCGATCAGTATGTCACTTATCATTCTTCCTGTCCTTGCCGAATATGTTCACGAGGAAAGAAACCAGTTCTATGACTAGGAACATGGCGTCAATCTTGTTGCGTGTAGAATGCCTCATCTCAGTTTCTCCTTGATCCACTCAATATCAGTCTGTATCTGTGCCAATTTGGAAGCCAGATCAAGGGATTTAAGCCCCTCGATTTCGTTCTTGAGTATGGTCAGTTCAGCCTTTATGTTCTCGTTCTCGCCGTCTCTCTTCTTGCCCGTGGAATTACGCTGCAAATTTATTACAAGATATACGGCAACAGCACAGATTATGGCAGTTGCGTTACCGCTCCTGAATGCCTCCGTGATTATCTCTTCCATTATAGCCTCCTGTTATCTGGCTTGAAGTACCATCTTGTATATTGTTGGATCGTAACTTTCGCCTTCCGGTGCCGCAGACGATCCCTTGATGCCAAGGTAACCTGAAATAGGATAAGTAGTGATCTCGAGAGTTTCAGGATTCATCCACTGTGTAGTGTGGAAATAGAAAGGCATAGTATAGACATTTCCAGCTGTAACGGACAGGTTCGCACATTGAGCACCGTGTCCACTGTCATATTCATTATATGTCATGAACGGACATAAAGCAATGCTACCAGTATGCTTAGCTTCGAAAGTGACGTTTCCCATTACCTCGTTATACTTGTACACGCCGCTTACCCATGCTTCGCTAGGACCTAGAACGATAGCGGAATAAGTGTTAGTGCTGCTACCTGTAATGCTCTTGGGTTCGTACCATAATTCTTCATATATGTTTCCAAGAGGCGCATCCGTAACGCTGACCTGCCTGTAATTGGAGATATGCATGTTGCTCATGCCATTGTTACCGTATGTGAAGAAATCGTAACCCGTAGAATTAGCCTGCTTGAACTGCCAGTATGTCGCTGTACCGCCAGAAGAAGTTACGATATACACAGGTTCATGTGCATCGACGGCATCCACGAGCTCGTCATAGGAACCCTGATCAATAGTTCCGCTACTGAGTACCACATTGATATAGTGCATCTTTGCGGCTTCGATATTGGAACGGCCTTGCTCTTTCTCTGCATCAGTAAAGTCCTGTGTAAGGTTTGTAGCCACGTAATTCTGTTTCATTTATAAACTCCTGTTATTGATAATAATTAGCCGCCTGATCCGCCCCAAGAATTAGGAATAGAGCCGTTACCGTTACACTGTAGGAAGGTGTAAGTATGGTCAGTAACCGTAGGAACTGCAGCCATCTTCTGATACTGTGCATATGCGTTAATCGTAGCATAGTTACAGTATGCATATGTATAGTAGCAGTTTACGAGGTTTGGAACATCGAACGTACTGTTCTGTATAAGGTTCTTGCATTGGAAGAACATATTCTTCATATTCTGAAGGCTGGAAAGATTGAACTTAGGAACAGTAATATATTGGCGCGAATGGAACATACTTTCTGCATCTACTACCTTAGACAGGTCAAACAGAGGGAATGTTATCCTGTAATTGAATTCATTTGTACCACCTTCGCCAAACATATACTTCGTAGTCGTTACTTTGGAAAGATCCAGCATTGGCCAAGTGAAATCTTGCTCGATATTGTTAAAGCTTGTACCGAAATACATATAGGAAGCATTAGTTACATTATGTGTATCATATGCTATTATATCGGACAATGAATTGAACGTGTTATTGTAGAACATGCCTTCCATGTTAGTTACGGAAGAAGTATCAAATTTACAATAGTACCTGTCGAGTCTGTCATAACCCATTGGCTTGTCTCTGAACATATAGCTCATGTTAGTAACACCCGTAGAGTTGGCACCATAAACCTTAATGAGATTATTGCCGGCTGCTTTCGTCTCCACATTGAAGAAATTTGACCAATCATTACTATTATACGTTACATCCCATATACTTACGTAGAAGTTGTCAATAGTATCTCTTCCAACTAAAGTAGCTGTACCCTTGTCTGTAAGGTTGAACTGTGTATTAGTAGAAGTAGCATCATGCTGTCCTACTCTAATCGTATACGGCGGCAAGTTAAGAGGATTGTAGTTAATCTTGAACTGAGCGCCAACTGTCACGTTACCGTATGGCATAGTGAAAGTGTTGCCCTGTATGGCTACGCCGTTAACGGTTATGTAGTCTAGCAGGTAGCCTGAACCAGGCGTAGAGGTTACGGTTACAGTATCACCGCCGTATGCAGTAGAAGGCCCAGAGACAGAACCGTTGGGCACAGTAGAATAGGTGATATCGAAGGCATGGTTAGGGATTACCCATTTGCCCGTTAAACCAGTAATTATCTTTCCGTTGTATATTATCATAGTTTAAACCTTAGATTGAAATTGATACGCTGTTAAGCCATTGATAAGTATCTTTAGTTGGATTTAATGTCACAGTATCAATCAATACGTCAGTTGGACCAGTTATCAATGAATTGACTCTCCTATATGACCTAATTGTTATATCCGTAGTGGCATCCTCCATATATAAATATCTGAACGAGAACGTGTTGTCATGTGCAATCGTAGTACGATCACCTATATCAAATATAGTATATGAACCAGCAGCTGTAATAGAAGGATATGTGTGTATACGGTTCTTGTCCGCATCTGAGCCTTGATAATTCTGTTCAGGAGGGTTAGCATTAAAGTATGATAGACCCGTAGAAGAGTAATTCCATGACGCCATGACGTTATTAGGCCAGCCGTAAGTAAGGTAATAATGAGTAGCAGACTGAACATAAGGATAACATTGGCTAAGGTAGATATATCTGTCAAGTTCTGCAAAGTCGAATCTGATTATAGTTTCATAGTCTATGGTATCGGATGACTTGTAACCAGCTACTACCTCAACTTCATTACGCATAGCATGAACGTCAGAAGGCATAGTAAACGATCTGCCGTTAATAGTTACGGTCTTTGAATTATAGTCCTTGTCGTAATATGTTAAATATATCTTACCGTTCCACATTTCGCTAATTGGTATATATAATTGTTCTGACACTGTTACGTTTACAGTAGAACCGGCCTTGGCACTAGAAGGACCACTAACTCTTACATACCAAGGAGGCATACGTGTATTATAGCGTATATTGACATACCTGTCTGGCGTATAGATAAGCCAGTCAGTATTGTCTTTAATAACTGCATCACCGAATTTAAGCATATTAAGCTCCTGTGCCACCCCATGAAGAAGGTATCTGTGCAAGTTCTGCTGCGCCTGTTACTGTATTGGAACCGCAGTCCTTGAAAGTACTAGTATGATTTGAAGGTGGATTAGCTTGTGTTGAAGCCTGTTGATATAGAGCCAAAGCACCACTTTCTACATTAATACAGCCATTGAACATATGTAACATACTTGTAACATTAGACGTATTTAATAGAGGTACAGTAGTCAATGAAGTGCAACTCCTGAACATGTATTGCATATTTGTAACGCTTCTAGTATCTAATAGAGGTATAGTGGTCAAAGATGAGCAGTCCTGGAACATCCTTGTCATATTGGTAACACTAGAAGTATCTAATAGAGGTACAGTGGTCAAAGATGAACATCCCGAGAACATATTTGACATTGTAGTTACTGAGCTAGTATTGAATAATGGTGCAGAGGTCAAAGATGAACAATATGAGAACATAAACGCAGTATTCTCAATAGCAGAAGTATTAAGAATATTATTGACAGTTGTCAAAGATGAACATCCCTGGAACATATAATATGAACTAGTAATACCAGTAAGGTTTGCACCTAATACTTCTGTAATATTTGTACATCTAATTAATAACCCATCGAAAGACGTGCCAGATTTATATACGTCGTAAACGTCAGTTGTGCCTTCTACCAATGTAGCAGATTCAAATGTAGCTTCATAGCTCTTAACTGGCGGATTCCCGTCATTAGTTCTGACTCTTACAGTATTGGCTGGAATAACTGGCACAGGCGGCGTAGGAGAAGAAGAGATACCCATGGCATGGGTACCGTACTTCATCATCTTGTTATTGAATAAGAAAGCTGTTGACATTTGAATTTAGTCCTTATTTCCAATCATTAGGAATCCTTGACGAAACGGACAGAGTAACCGTATGACTTATTGTTGTAGTCCGATTTCACCTTCTCGCCCGTATAGAAGTAACGCTGGTAGGCGTAGGAAGACGTGTTCTCAGTGGCCGTCCAGAAGCGCCCGTAGCTGCCTAAACCGGAGAAGGTGCCAGTTGTGCTTCTTGTACCACCGGGAAAGGCCGCAAAGCCGTAGTCGTCGGTTCCACTACCAGATGACCACCCTGTGGTAGACTTTAGCTTAGTGCCAGCAGTGTCAGAACCACCTACAGCTGTAGCCAAAGCATCCCATTCATCAGCGGAAGGCAAATGCCAGCCACTGATTTCGTTTGCCGCTGCAACCGCTTGATCCCAAGTATAGAGTTTCCCGTACTTCAAGCCGTTCCAACCATAAGTCGATTCGTCATTATTGTAATAAACACCGCTTGAACCATAGTCTAAGTTCTCGCACATCCAAATCTTGCCGTCAGGCATTTCTGCGACTCTATATGATTTGTCACCAATATCGGCGGTTCCAGGTGAGACTTCAGCTTTCTTCAGCCACTTGTCGGTAGCTACATTCTTTAATACCTTGTCGTTGTATGTGTAAACTGTTGTTGACATTGTTTAAATTCTCCTTAGGATAAGCTTATAGTAACAGTAGATTGCTGCCAAGATCCATTTATGCTTCCACTACCTATTTGTGATTCTACGCCATTAACTGTCTCATACAATTTATAGTTGCCACCATTAGTGCCATTTGCGAAAGTCAATGATGTAGCTGTAATTTCAGTGAATACTATAGAGAATGAACCGCCGCCAGTATTTACATAATAACCTGTGACACCATTTAAATTTGCCAAATCTGCAGAACTGATGTCTTGTCTTCCTTCCCATTCAGTATAATTATAGGCTGCTGAAGCATCAGGATTCATATTAGATATTGTTCCATTTGACCCTGTAAGTTCAAGTCTATAATCAGAACCAGTCTTCTCTTCAAATACTGCGCCGATTACAACATCATGATCAGGCATTGTGAAAGTATTGCCTTGTATAGAAGAACCGTCAACTGTTATGTAATCTAATTTATAGTTTACATCAGGTGTAGCTGTAACTGTAACAGTAGTACCAGTACCAGCAATAGTAGGGCCAGACACTTCACCGTTGGAAAGTGTAGAATAGGTTATATTATGTGCATTATAATATAATGTCATTGTTTCATCATACACAGAACTAGACACAGTTTGTGACATGCATATAGTTTCAACACCGTTAACGCTATGAATCAAAGAGTAAGTAACCTCTGTCTGATACACAGATGC